GGTTGTCCTGATTCTTTGCCCACCCTCCATCTTGAACTCGGCATCAGAAACGTCCTTCTCCCATTGAACTTCCCTCTCCCATGCTGCCCTTGGGAATGCAACAGCGTGGCCATACAGGAACATATCCCGCATGATCTGGGTCTGGAAGTGGCGGTAATCATACTGGTCAGCCATGATGTCCACCCTCTGAGACAGTACATCTGCCCTTAGCTTACCGGCTGCGCTTGTCCCCCGTGGTTGGTACTTAAAGAATGGGTACAGGTTGTTGTACTTATTTACCTGTGCTGCCAACCGGCGAGTGACAAAGCTCCGCACCAGATTGATATTCACCTCAAAGAACTTGGGTAGGTCAATCTCGGTTGGTTTCCCGGCAGCATCGCGCTTCACATACTTGTCCGTAATCTTGAGCTTGCTTAACTCTTTGACGCAGGATTCCACATTGATCCTCTTCTGCGCGTACATAATGAGGGGAATGTTCCTGCTGTTGATGGGCGAGCTATCCCATGCCAGGTCTACGCTACTGTAAAGGTGATGATTGCGTAGGCTAAAGGTGATGTGTTCCGTGATCCGAGAAGCAATCAGTTCTTCCGCCTTCTCCCTGCGCTCAATATCCTTCTCCAATGCCTTGACCTCATCCTTTGGCATCTTGTCCAAGGCTACCTTGCTCGGCAACTTGGCCGTGAAGAGTTCCCTTAACCGCTCATTGGTGGTTCCGTGGGCCTTTAGTACATCAAAATCAATCATATCTAGTCTCTACTTCAGAGCGTTCCTGTAGGTAAAACAGCAGGGCGATGTAGGAGGGAACCCTGCCTGTCCTCATCCAACCCTTGAGTCTGCCCACGGGGATGCAGCTTCGGGCTGCCAGTTCTTCCACCGTTACATTTAAAAAAGCACAACATCTTTTAACCCTGTCCCTATCCCAGCCCCTGAGAACACCAGCCTTGTCGTGGATTCTCTCAAGCAGGAAAGTTGTGGTGTTAGTAGCTATCTTTTTTGCCGCCCATTACCGCCATTACTGGAGATTCTTCTTCATCCTCGGCCTCCTCCTCGTAGTCTGCTTCGGCGTGTTCCACAGATACATCCTTGATGGAGAAGACAGCCTGTTCGTCAGTTGTTTCGTCCAATGTGGCAGTAATTTCCATCTTGCACTCATCACCGGGAGCCTTGCTTCCTATGTACTCAGCCAGCTCCTCGTTGTCGGCCAGGTCTAAAACTACTTTGTCCGTCATGTTGACCATTCCTGTTTACTACTCAATTTTAGGGTAACATTCAAGGTATTCCGCAATGAATTAAACTGGGCCTTGCGTCCGCTGCCTTCGGCAACCTTGAGTTATTATTCAAATCCAGCTTGAACATGGGGTAGGTAATGGAGTCAAACTTGTGGATATACTTGCTCCGCTTGGGCTTGGTTGGGTCTTTCTTGTCAGATTCCAGATTCATTAGCATATCCACAGAGTTGGTACACATTGCCGACACATAGAACTCATCCTGAAAGAGCTTGCCTGATAGCAGTCTGACCCTCGCCTCGACGCTGCCCTGCCCCTTGGGGCATCCAACCATCCTGATCCTCCCATCGCTGTATCTCTCAAAGTCCCAGCTATCGTAGCTTCCTTCACCGCCGGGATGCCATTGGTTGATAGCACTAGAGTCGGTGATATGTTCATAGTAGAACTCGGTGTCCATCTTCTCGTTCCAATAGTCCATGCGCTTCATTATCTGCTGGGCCAGCCGCTTGTACAGGTGGCGTTCACCTAGATAATCCACCTCATCGAACGCGATCCAAAGGTTTCCCCTCTCGGTTGGTATCATCTGAAGGAAGGTCACGGCAGAGTACACCTGGCCCAAGTCATACCCTATGATGATGGGATGCCCCGGCTTGGGCATGAGTCCCTTACCGCTTATCTCGTCCCCTTTCTTGTGTAGTTCAGGCGAGAAGTATTCCTTGAACAACGCTTCACCTGTGGGCCTGTCCACCCATTCACCCTCAATGAGTCTGCGCCACTCAATTGGGTCTGACTTGAGGATAGCTTCAAGACTCTGGACATAGCCGGGAGGCAACCGCTTGGCGTTCTCCCGCATGGGTACATGGTAAATCTTGAAGTTCTTGTCGCGCTTACCCTTGTCATCTATGCAATCCTCGAAGAACTGCTTGTAAACCCAATGGCTTGGGCCTTCAGGGTTACAACTGGCACAGTATTGTTGTGGCCCCTCTATCCCTCTGCGCCTACCTAACTGGGCCGCAGGGTAACGGAAGTATTCCACTCCATCACATTGGGTAAGCTCATCTACATAGCAATGGCTGGGGGCTGGGCCTTTGATCCTAGTCTCGACTGCCCCTGCGTAGGGAATCGAAACCAGAAGCAACTTGCTCCAGCCCCCGAACCGATTGCGTATCCACCTGTGTCTGTCCTTGGTATTGGGGTCGAGCTTGGATACCGTGTACTCTAGTCCTATGCCTTCCTCCCATTGAGGGAGTACCAGCGTGTCCAGATCATGCCAGATACCCTCCGCACCTGTACGGATTGAAGGGGCAAGGATAAGGACTAGGGCATTGTTCTCTTCGTAGGCGTGTCGGGTCAGCTTGTGGGCAAAACCTATCGTCTTACCGCTACCTTTCTCACCGTATCCCAACACATACTTTGACGGGTCGTTAAAAATTTTCTCTTGGGTTTTGTTCAGGTCAGGATACCACTCTGTTCGAGCTGGAGCCGGTTCAGTATCCATTACAGCAGAAGCAATGGCCTCAATCTCCTCTTCAGACAGGTTGGTTTTACTTGGCATCCTTGCTGACCTCGACCTTACCATCGGTCTTAATCAAAATGTTATTCATGGGGGCAAACCCCGGCTTGCCTGATGGCCTCTTCCCTTGCTGCTCCTCGGACTTCTGCTTTATCTGTGCATCAATCAGCGCACCCTTGATGACCTCCCTGTTGATCTCGTTCCTTAATTTAACAGTATTAAACAGGGCATCATACAAGGTCTGCTCCCTATCCTGCTCCTGTCCCTCTGCCAGTTCACCCCTAATTTCCCTGAACACCACACCTAGCTCCATGAAATCCTTGAGCAATCCACCCGTGGTCATCTGCCTCATCTGGCCGAGGTGTGCTGCCGCAAAAGCTGATGTGGCTATGGCCTCCTGCTTACACTCACCCTTGATACCCACGGCCTCAAGCCCCCTGCCTAGTGCGGCCTCCTCCTCCTTGAGCTTGGCTACAAACTTATCAGCGGGATCAGGGCGATGGATCACATCCGTTGAGGTGGGAACCTTGACCTCCCCGTTGCCCCATCTGGCATTAAACTCTGGGTCAGTCTTGATTAACTTCGTAACCTTGTAATGGCTGACGCCGACGAGCTTGGCCGCTGTATCCACCACACCGTTGGCCTCCTCCAATGCAAGGTGTATCGCTTTGCGTTCGCCGTTAGTCAGGTTCATCCAGCTATGTAATGCTTGGAGGTAGTATTTGTAGTGCTATGCCCCAAGTCTTCTGCAATCTTAGCTAGGTTGCCCCCGGCTTTCTTCGCCCAAGTAGCAAAAGTCACCCTAGTACAATGGAAACTCATGCCCTCGAACTCCAACTTCTTGAGCAGTCGATTGAACTGCATGGAATACTTTGCCCTGTTGCCGCCTAGAAACTCTGACCTTTGCACCGGGAACAGATAGTGTTTGCTGGTTTTTTTGATGGACTTGATAGCCTCGCGCAATTCCATACTCATCGGCAGGGATACCCGCTTATCCTTCTTGTCTGTCCATACATTGACTGATCTGGGGGTGAAACAATCCCACTCCAGTTGAATGATGTCACCAAGTCTCAGTCCAGTTTCTACACCTATAACGATAGCGGCCTTCCAAAAGTTAGGGCATGGCCCATCATTTCTACCCGTGTCACAAGCCCAATCCAAGTTGCTCAACAGGTATCGGTACTCTGCCTTGTCGAATGCCAGCTTCTTCTTTGTCTCTCGTTGGGCGTGTCTTACCGACCTGATGTCTACCCTAACCATAATGGCAGGGTTTCCCTTCACCCAACCTTTGGCCAAGCAATAGTTAAGAAACATCTTGAGGCAAGAGAGCTTGAACTTTCTTGTTGATGCTGTCGTTTCCCCTCCTGCTTTATTTATCCAGTTATGAAGGGTGACTTCGGTTATCTTGCTCAACTTCTTTATACCCATGTCATCCATAAACCTGTGGACTTCGTAGTATTTATTGTTGATCGTGTTATCTGAATTGCCGGTTGCTTCTTCCCATTCCAGATACTTATCTAGTGCTTTGGTTATTAGTTCCATATTTCTGCTACCTTATTTTTTAATACTTTCTGCCTAAACTCTCTTCGCTTTCTTTTAAGTGCTATCTCTTCCTGCCTTTCTATTATACCTTCCCTAATCTTCTCTGCCTTCAGCTTAATCTCTGCAATCCTTTTCTGCCTCGCGAGGATAGCCCTGTCTTGGGCGTTAATGTTGACCTGTGCTGACCTAACCTTGCCGTTCAGCAGCCTGATCTGGTCATTGTAATCCCTTATGTCCTGATGTAATTGCTTCTTCCTCTCCTCTCTCTCCGTGATTTCCTCTTTCTTTTCCTCTGTTTTCCTTGTGTGGCTCTGAACGAACTTGTTGTCCTCCACTCGTTTCCGAATCTTTTCCCAATCCTGTTCTTCTAGCATAAGAATCCCTCCAAATATTTATCAACGGGCTATAGTAGGACTCCCAAAGAGGGTCGCGCTTTAGATAGGCAAACCTCCCTCGCTTCCTTACATAGTCCCTTACTCTTACCATGTGCTTGGCATTAAGAAAGTCGATGCCGCAAGCCTGTGTGAACTGGCGGAACCTTATCAAGTCCACCCCGTCCCAGCTTGTGCGCCTAGACAAAGCCATTATCTCCAGCACATCCAACCCACTGCGCTTGGCAATATCCTCATGCGATAAGGCTTCCCAAGTTCTCGGTGGAGCATTGTGTTTAGCCAGGAGTCGGCATAGTACAGGGGGAAAATCCCGCACCCTCTCCCAGAACAACCGTGTTGCTCGCATAAACTTAGGGTAACGGAAACATTCCCCGTGTCAAAGGAATTTATATTACCCTTGAATCCTGAGAGCGGGGTGGAATGATACGGAGATGGACAAGGGAGATCAATGTGCTGCGCTAGTCAAGATGCTGGTTAATGCTATTGACTATTCCACCAAGGAGTTCGATCTCACCAACGCACAGGTCGTAGGCTCCGTTGAGATAGCCAAGGCGATGTACCTTAACCAATTGCTGTGGGGTTCAGCAACGGCAGAGGATTTGCCTGAAGGTGAGTATGTCTACGAAGATGAAGAGGAAGAGGAGGAGGAGGAGGAGGAGGAAGAAGATGACGAAGGTGAAGAGTGGAAACACGCATGACATCCTACCAGAAGACTACCCCGATGAGGACTACATGGTTTGGTTCTGGTAGTTAAACCGCCAGCGATTCCATTGTCTTAACCCTGTCCGCTACCGGCTCGTTCTTCCAATCCTCGTCTGTGTAGTTCTCGTCGGGATCGAAGTACTCCCTCCACAGTTCACGGTTGCTGGCAATGTGATACCTAGCAGCGTGTGCGTCTATCGGCTCCCAATCTTCATCCTCCCAGCCAGCAGTCAACCCATCCTCGCCCAGCGTATCATTAAGATACTGAGCCTTGTGCCGAAGCATTGCGCTATCGTTGTAATCGAACTCACCAACCCTCCATACCTCTACCTCGTCGCCCTTGTGTATCTGCAAAGTTGATCTGTCCGTACTGAACGCCAACTCGCAACCCTTGTAGTCTGCCCTTCCTTCTGTTTGACCAGCGGCAGTTGTTACTGGTGTTAACTTTATTGCTTCACTCATAATAATTAGTCGTTCAGCTCAGGGTTATCCTTGTCTAGCTCGTCTGCTACTTCTTTGACCTTTGACCAATCGAATGTGTCGGGGTCAAGCTCGTCCCATATTTCTCCGCTCACCGTCCCGTTATGCAGGGGGATTGGGTAGACATAGGTAGGGTTCTTGCCAATGTAGTCATCCTCATCGTAGAAGTATTTCTCCTGACACTTGACAAACAACCAGTTGCCGACTGCCTTGTGCCGTTGAATCTTGAACCGCTCTACTGTACCCCATCTCTCCGATAGGTAGAGGGCAACGAACTTCTTATCCTTTAGCTGTTCTGCTTTCATGCTGTTTCCTTTCTCGTTAATGCGTGGTTAATAACTTTTAAGAACTGACTCATTGCCTCGACCAATACCCTGCCTTGCTCTGCCTCTGGTGAGGTGCTGGTAAGGATTAGGTTGAGCTGCTGCTTGTCGTTGATCCGCTCGATGTCATGTCTGATGGATACAAGAGCGGCCTCCATGTGGTATGCACTCATGCTTGGTTCTCCCGCAATAATTCCAAGCCATGCTCCCAGCTTTCACATTCAATAGGGTCGCCATTAGTGTAAATCATGGCGGTAAAATCATCATACTCAACCAAAGATAAAGCACTATCCCCGTAGCCAATCTT